TTGCGCAATCTATTAATATAAGTCCACATGATCCAGCTGCTGTAGAATAAAATATATCAGTTGCACTTTGTAAGAAAATATTTCTACATGTAAATGTTCCACTAGTAGGTGGAGTATGAGTACCTTGAATGACACAAGTTTGTGTATCTGCAACTCCTACAGCTCCCCATAGATCTATACCATCATATAATGTTAAGTTTTCTACATAATTTGTTGAACTTGGTCTTACATATACCGCTGCTGGCCCTCCAGCTGCTTGTGCAGCATTAATAGCACTTTGAATAGTTGTGTAATCTGCTGATCCATCTTTATCTACTATATATTTAGAAATTGGCGCAAAGCCTGCTACTTGATCTATATTTATTGAATTTGGACCATTTGTAATTGTTATTGTTCCACCAGTTGATGTGATGTTTGCTGGTGCTGGAGCAGCTCCTGTAGCTCCTATCATTAACTGACCATCCGTCAGCGCAGAACTCCAAGAAATTGCTGAACCTGTACCAGCTCCATATGGGATAGAATTAGCGGTTAAAGCTCCTAATTTTGCTTCAAGAGAAGCTGGAACTACTGGCCTTGTAGTATCTGATCCTGTAATTGTCTCAGCATTTGTTGCTAATTCCACTACACCTTTCTGAGAAGTAGTAGAATCTGCTATTGTTAGAGTAACTGTATTGCCAGTTCCACTTGAAGAAATTCCTTGTGCTGCTGTTCCTAAAATATTTAATATATGCGATGCTGGAATCGCAGTTCCTGAATCGGTAACGAATTGACTAGCATATGTAGGTGGAACAATCGTTACATCTACTAAATCAAATTCCCCGCTAAAAACATTGTATCTATAACCCATTTTGACCTCACGAGTAAGTGTAGTTAACTACTTCACCATACGTTACAGTTCCTCCAGAAGAGTATGCTGTATAAGTAGTAGTATTTACCCCTGAAAGTTCAAATGTTTTGGCTCCTACATTTATATTTGCTACAGTAAAAATGTAATCATTACCATCAAAATTTACTTCAGTCATTCCTGCTACATCTTGTATGATTATTTTATCTCCATTTGTTAAATTTCCTAAAGCTGATACAGTTACAACCCCAGGATTAGCATTGCTAATTCCAGTGATAGTTAGATCAGTTTCAGAATTCCAGGCTAATTCAAATTCAGTGGAAGCTACTCCATCAGCATTGATGGGCCATTGAACTCTCGTCACCCCGCTATTAGTATCATATGATACCTTTCTTATTTGCCATTTTTCCTCTGACAATCCTATGCCAGCCTTAGCTCTTCCTAGGAAAATTGGGTTCCCTGAAGTGTCGTTAATTGCTACAACTGCTACTTCGGAATCTTGTACTATGAACTCTCTTCTATCATTAGCTCCGTACTTGAATGGCCTGTTTTGTCCGCTCATAATTACTCCTTAATTGTTTAAAAAAGGAGGGGGTGTACAACTCCCCCCTCACTTCAATTTATTTACGCTTGATATCCGATTCTCATTCCTGTAATCGCTACATCTGTAGCAGATGCAGAGTGTCCTATTCTTATGAATGGAATTACTACATCAGCATTATCGAACTGGAATGCTGCTGTTACGCTCGGAGCTGCACCATTTATTGTGTATGTTACATTTCCGCTCGCATCTACAAGCACTCTTAGAGTATTTGTAGATCCATCACCACCCCAAGCATCTGTAGTATTAGTGATAGTTTGACCACCACCATTAAGTTCAGTTGCAAGAACTACATTTGTTGTAGATGTACCTGCAATCATCCCCATAGATGCTAGAGTATCGTATGCTGTCCAGTCTGCATTGTTAGCTTCAGTTTTTCTAAATCCAAATACATAAGGAGCAGCTCCGTCCATATCGTTGATATACAGATCAAGCTCAAATGCAAATGCTGCACTTGTTCCGATTGTATATTGATGGTATGGGAAGTTATATTCCATTCCTTCTGTATTTGTTTGGTCAGCACTAATGATCAATCCATTTGCTCCCATGATCGGTTGCAAGATTGTTTGACCAGCACCAACAACAAATCCTTGCATTACAGCACCTGATTGCATTGCATACAAGTTCACATCCCCTGTGTTACCTGTTGGTACTCCACCAGTATTTGCTGCTGTAGATGCTACTGCGTCTTGAGTGAAAGTAGGTACATAAATACCACTTTGTCCCATTAACTCAGCATCAATTTGTTTTACAGTTCCAGTTACTGTGATTTCTCCAGTACCAGCTTGAAGTACTAATCCTGAAGTTGTATTTGTAGATCCTACAGTTGTTGTGTGAGCTGTAGCACTTGTTCCTACATTTACACCACCAGTTCCACAATTCAGATCTATTTGAGAAGCACCACTTGCATTACCTACAGTAATAACTCTTGCAGCAGCACCTGTACCAATATTCATGTTCTGAGCTACTGCATCATTACCGATATCAATAGTTGAACCAGAAGAATTTATTTGAATCTGTCCTGCTGTATCAACATCAAGAGTAGAACTAGATCCTAGTACCATTGCTCCAGAATTTGCTACGTTACCGATAGTTACAGTTCCAGTTGAAGTTCCTGTATTTATCGCAACAGCTGCATTAACATCAGTATTGATATTTGTGATAGCATCAATATTTACTGTTGTATTCGCATCTGCATTACCAACATTTACAGTTTTTGTTCCTGTTCCTGTTGACATGTTTACAGTTGCAGTACCTGCTGCTACGTTTCCAGCAGAAAGCTCTAGAGTATGTGTTCCAGATGTTACTGCACCACCCATAATGTATGTTCTAACCACACCAGTTGTTACACCGCCGTTGTTAATATCAACATGTTTGATTGAGTCAGCATTAGTTGTAGCTCCGCCATCTCCAATTGAAATGTCATCAGTTACAGCTGCTGTTACAACAGTTCCTGAACCTATTACGATAGTTCTTCCTTGTGTTGGAGCAATATTACCAAGAGTAATACCTGCGCAATCTGCTTCATCACCAATTTGAACTCCGCCAGTACCAGCATAAATCTGAACACCACCATTAGCAGCAGACGCTTCGATATGTATAGCATCGTTCTGAGCTTCAGTAGATGTCATATTTACCGCACAACCTACACCTTGAAGGCTTAAGTCTAGTCCAGCACTTGTTACTGTAATGTTAGATGCTGCTTGTCCATCAATAGAGAAAGCTCCACCTGTTGCAAGTAAATCAAATCCTCCAGTACCACAATCTACATCAATACCACCAGCTGCATCTGATGCATCTATTAAGATAGCTTGAGCATCTGCTTCAGTTGCCACGATGTTGATAGATCCACCCGTTGCTCCTAATGTTAAGTCTTCAGAAGCTCCAGTTACTGTGAAGTTAGAAGCTGTAGCACCATCTATTGACACTCCTGCTCCAGAATCTATAGTGATTGCTCCAGCATTAGCACTTCCGATTGAAACTGTTCCTGTAGATGTTCCAGTATTAATTGTTGTTGCAAAGTTAGAGTTATCATTAAGAGAAACTGCTGCCCCTGATACAGTGATACCTGTTAAAGCACTCATTGCTCCATCAGAATCTATTGTAACTTGGTCAGCTGAATCGCTATCTTGCACTCTAAAGAATGTAGCACCAGCATTGTCTCCTAGTCTTACAACTACATCATTTGCACCACCTGCTTGTACTAAAGCATCTGCTGCATTTGCAGTGAATAAAGGTGCAGTTACAGAAGTATTTCCTGTTACTGTAGTGAATGTACCAGCTGCTGGAGTTGTTGCTCCGATGATACCATCCATATTTACTACAGTTAAAGTACCATTAGAATCTAAACTAGCAACTGTCGCACTTGCTGAGTCTTCAAAGTCTATTACGTTTGCTCCAGCCGCATCTCCCATCTGAATAGTAATATCAGATCCAGCTGCTACGTTGATATCCATAGCTGCCGCAGATGTTATTAATGGAGTTGTAATAGATGTTGCAAGAGTAATTGCTGCATCTAAGTTAACTGTTAAGTCGTCACCAGTTGGAGATCCTCCAACAGTAGTTACGTTAGTTCCACCGAGGATATTAATAATACCACCCGCTGGAGTAGCAGTTCCGCTATCTCCTTTTAACTGATCTACATCAGAACTTCCAGGAGACGCCAAAACCCATATCGCATCCCCAGAAGAGTCTATTCCACAAAAATTATAAAGTTGAGCTGTGTCAACTGTTGGTTTATAAACCCATGGATAACCTAATGAGAATTCTGTATCCGTAGCCGTTGGGGCTCTAGGATATTCTTTTGTTATTGGTGGAACGTCCACGAATGGTAGCTCCGTACAATAAGCTTTATAAATTTTTTTCGTCATTTTGTCCCTCGTCGTTTTAGATTGGCCAAAATCGCTGTGGCCTCAGCCCAATAGACACCTCTGGGCTTTGACTCCTTGTTACTAGGGGAAATCTTTTTCATAAATAAAAATTGCCAAAAAAAAAATAAATATGGTACCATTGGACCATATGAAGAAAACGCAATTTAAAATTAGAATATTTCCTTCAAAACATGAAGAGTTAAGAATAGTTGCAGCTGAACAAAGATGCTCTATTAGTTGTTTAGTAGTAGAAATACTAGAAAGCACTGCATTAAATGAAAAATTAAAAAAAATTGCAGTAAAACATAATCATACTCTAGCTCATCAAATAAAAATTGCTATTGATAAATTCGTGGCAGATTATGAAGGAATCGATCCAAATAAGGGAGGGTCTTATGGGTCGTAAAAAAAAACGAACTACTCCTGAAGAAATAGTTAAGGAGATTAATAAATTAAAAAATTTAGAAAATCTCTATATGAGACTAATCGAAAATGGTTATTCTGGAGAAATAGCGGCCACTGCTTTAAAGCTTTTTGTACAGGGTAAAGATGTACTAAATTTTTTAAAAAAACAACGTAGGCCAATTCCAGTACAATAGTGAGGTATTGTAGAGGATGAAAGGTTTGGGGCTTTTCCTGAGAGAAAACATAAAATCGTTAAGATAACAATATATAGAAAGGCCCCATTATAAAGGAAAGTAAAGGAAAAATAAATGAAATTAATAGAACATGTAGTAGAAGACCATCTATTAATAGCAGAACAAAATGCAAGAAAAGAGAATCATGCTTTCCTTAAACATCTTGCTAAAATGAGGCTGTTAGAGATAGTAGCTGATTGGCTTGATGTTCTTCATGGTCCTACCAAACGTAATTATGCTTATTATATTAATGATATGTTTAGAAGAAAAATTTTAATTGATATGAGTGTAGAACAGTTTAATAATATGCCACATGAAAAGATGATCGATTATATTAAGACAATAGAAGATTGGCAAGAAGGAACAAGACAAGTAAGAGCTGCATGTTATATCAGTTTAACTAGATATTTGAGTAGAATTTCATTTGGATGGTTTAGAAGAGCAGAACCATCTACTTTAAATTCTAATAAAACATTCTTCTGTGTAAGAGATAAATGCAAGACAAGAGCCTTAACTCTCCACGAATGGAACAGATTTATAAAGAAACTTGCAAAGGTAAATTACAGAGATTCCCTTATTGCTAAAGCTATGCTTCAGGGAGCTAAAAGAATATCGGAGGTTTTATCTCTTACACTTTCTCAAATTGATTGGGAAAGAGGTATGATTACGTATCTTCAAAAGAAAACAAGAGGTACAGTAAAAAAAATAGTAATCACATATCCTGATTCATTTATGAAAGAACTCAAGAAATATATTGATAAAACACAGAAATACAGAAATACAGAAAATGTATTCATAACGAAAAGTGGAAAATTGGTATTTAGAACTCAATTAAATGAATCTTTTAAAATAGCTTCTAAAAAAGCTAGACTTCCACGTGTTACACCTCATTCGCTTAGAGCGTCATGGGTAACAATAGCAAAAGCACAAGATATTCCAGATTCAGAGGTGATGAAGGTAACTGGACACACTTCTTCAAAAATGATCTATGCTTATGATAAGTCCAGTGAAGAAATAAATTATTCACAAAGGTTGGTATTAATATGAAATATCTATCAGTAGATACGTTAGCTGCTTATGATAAATATCCTTTTTCAAAGGGACAAATAAAATCATTTTTACGCCAACGGAAAGAAAATGGTCTTGATGAGGCTGTCATTCAATTAGGTAGGAGGATATATTTGAAAGAAGACTTATTCGATAAATGGCTAGATAGCTTTCTTGTTAAGAGAAACACGAAGATGATACCATTGGATGCTCCAATAATTAAGGACAAAACGGACATTTTAGATACAAGACTAGATGACCCGTCGTTAAAACTTTCCGTTCGCGTAATTAATGCTTTATCTAAAATAAATATTGTGAGATTAAGAGATTTAATGAAGGTATCAGAATTAGACCT